CTCGTAATGCGCAGGTCAAGGGTTCAAATCCCTTCGTCGGCTTTGTAATGACAGGAGGTTAGGTTGAATTATGACGTCTGGAATCTATAATTGTTCCAACTTTTGTCCAACTTTCTGAGAGTACCCATCCAACACTTCCAATCCCATATCCACCGAATCATCCGGGTGCCCGTACCTTTCTGTGGTTCTCGTAGATGAATGCCCAAGAATTTTGGCTACGCTCTGAAGCGGAATGCCCTTCTCGAGCATCCTGGTTGCCGCAGTGTGCCTTAAATCATGGAATCTGAGGTCGTATATACCCGCCCGTCTGCAAGCGGCTCTCCAGCTCGTTTTCACGCTCATAAGATGCCCTGTTGTCGAGTCCGAGGGGAACACATACTTGCTCGTGGGATGGAGCTTTCTTCTCTCAAGCAGGATTTGATAGGCGATGGTCTTTAATCTTATTTTTCTTTTCTCTCCGCTCTTTGTGTTTGTCTGCGGGATCTCCGTATAGCGGCTTTCCCAATTCACCCATGAGAACTCATGTCCCAGGATTTCCATTTCTCTCATTCCAGTGGTAATGGCAAGCTGAACAGCGTGGTACAGGTCTATGGAGCGGATTGATGCAAGCAGCCTCTCCTCTTCGTCAGGCTTGAGGATCCTCTCCTTCTGGTCATTTACATTAGGGATACCGGATTTGGTGACGGGGTTGTCTCCAAAGAGCTTTCTATTCTTTATAGCACGGTTGAAGAGGTGCTTTAAGACTCTAAGTTCCCGTGCTACTGTGCCCAATTTGACCCCCTCTCTCAGCCTCGCTGCCTTATATGAATCAATGTCCTCTGCGTGGATTTCGTTTAGCCTCTTGTGGGGAAAGGCGCGTAGGAAATGGTTTATGCACTCTCGGGAACGCCTGTACGAGCGTATGAGCTTCACCTTTTTGAGATATTCTAGGTGCTCTTCTGAGAATTCTTTCAGTGTCGGAATCTCGACTATTAGCTCATCTAGTTTACCTTGGTGAATTTTCTTTAGGCGATCGGCAAGGACGATCTCAGCCATTGATTTTGTGACCTGTCCACAAGGACCTATCGCCTCGGACTTATCTATGTATCTTATCTTTCCATTTGGCTTTCTCTCGTTAGTTGGAATTAGGTAGCGGATGTACCAGTATTGCTTTTCGCCCTTCTTAGGTTTTCTGGGTCGCTTATAAACTCCCATATCGACAATCAACCGTTTCGTCTTTTATAGTACCACCATGCCACTAAGGCATGCTTTGAAAAATCCATTTTACCTTACCAATGATTATATTTTCATCATTGTTTTCCGGTGGAATCTCATCTTCGGGATATACCGGATTATCAGGTTTCAATATTATCTTTCCCGACCTTACGTACACCCTCCGTATTACAGCTCCCTCATAATTTTTCCAGACAAGGTAGATAAGTCCACTCATAATATCCCTATCGTCAGTGTCTATTCCTACAATTGCTCCATCTAAAATTGTAGGTTCCATGCTAGGGCCTCGAACCTTAATGGCCCTCATGGATTGCTTCATTTTTTGGCGGGGAATCATAATAATTTCTTTTGGCTCGGGTTCATAAAATTTAATCCCCCTACCTGCACCGGCCATGTGATAAACAGGAACATCAATAAAATCCTCAGGTCCGTAATGTGCATTGCCTTGAAAGCGGTCGAAAGCAATTGGCTCTTTTAAAGGGGTTTCCTTACCCTCGCGGAGATATTCCGAATTGACTTGAGGGAAAGCCTTCTCAATAGCTTGTAATCTCTTTTCCAAGATTTTCCCTTTGGGTAAGCCACCCGCTTCCCACTTTTGGATTGTCGTATGAGCTGTCAGACCTATTTTTTCGGCAAAGTCGGGTTGTGTGAAACCTAAAGTGTTTCTCACTATTTTTATACGCTCCCCAAGTCCCTTTAATAACACGTTTTTATGCGTTATTTTCTCTTTTACCATAATTTTATGTCAAAACCCCTTGACAACGCATAAATTTAGGTTTAGAATGATTTTAGACCACATGAATCTACAATTATCTACCCACAATATAAATAGTAATTCGGAAAAATCAACCACATACGAAAAATTCGTATCGAGGCTCCACGACAGAGGCATCACGGTCAGAGAATGGACGAAAGCGAATGACTTTGACCGCAAGTATGTGTGGGGGTTTTTTAAGAAAGGCTTGGGGACAAAGAGAGGCGGAATAGTAGCGGCCAGGCTTAGGAGAACCTTAAAGAATCAAGGTCTCATCAACGGAGAATAAGATTAATGGAGGTGAATGAGATGCTAAGAATAGCCATTGAAGGGCAAATCAAGGCTACGGCTCTATGTGTGCGCGAAGGCGTTGTCAATATCCAGGTGCGCCATGAGGATAGCGAAGGACCCGAGGCCAGAGAAACCCAAACCGAAGCCAAAGAAATAGAGCCATATAGAGAAGAGCAACCGGCTCCCGTAGCCGAAAAGAAAGCAACATAGAGAGGAAGTCATGGACAATAAAAATGTAATCGAGATAAATGGACAGGCAAAGAAACGGAAGCCATTTCATCCCCCAAATCCGAATGGACTTCTAACTATCCGCGAAGCATCTGAGAGGTTCTTTGGCGGCGGGTCTTATGCGTGGCTTCGCAAATGGGCATCCGAGCGCCGGTGTCCGGAGGCTATCTTCGTATTTGAGAAGAGCGCAAAATACGGGAAGAAATCCAAGCCCAAGATTCTTATTGATCCACAGAAATTCACTGAATATCTCGAATCGCACCGCCTTTCAAATATGCTGAGGAGGAAAGGGGAATGAACCTCGACGCACTCATAGCCAAAAAGACCCATCACATCCGCATCATTACCGACATCGTGGAGCTGACCGGCAAGACAACCGAAAAGCACGAGCAATGGCTTGAGCCGTTTTTCATTGGCATTGCCTCAGCAACCATTATCTTCTGCATCTTACTCTTTGTGTGGAGATGAGGAGGGGCGCGATGATAATCGAAATACATAGAAGCCGTTCTTCGGCCGTGGCAATCCGTGTAGAAACGCAGGGCAGTAAACCCCGGATAAGAAGGTTCTGGGCGGGAAAACAAAGAGAAAATGAATCATTTGAAGAGTTCATAGCAAGAATGAGGGCAAAATACCCAAATGCAAGCATTAGGGAAGAGAAGGACCGGAGGAGGTGAGAGAAGAGATGGCGATATACACATTTTGCAAGGAAGAGGTCATTCAAACATATGTAGAAGTGGACGCGACTAGCCCCGCCCATGCCAGGAAACTGTATGACCAGGGCGTGGGATGGATAGTTAGAAGGGATGTTGTAAGGCAGGAGAGCAAATTGATTTCCGATGCTCTCTACAAGCATAGAGAAATTCAAGCCGGAGGAGGTGATTAGATTGTACGTATATGTCCCTAGCGAAAAAGATTTATGGACAGTCGGATTTTATGATCCGAGAGGGAAATTTATTCCCGAAAGCGACCATAATAGCGCAGAGGAGGCGGCGAAGAGAGTGCATTGGCTCAACGGGGGAACAGAAAACCAAAAGGAGGTGCAAGATGAGTGAATCAAAACAAGAAGGGTCTCAAAGTGCAGGAACACTTGAGACCCAGCCAACGTTAAACGGATATGAGACTAAGAATAGCAAACGAAACCATATCCGTCAAGACAGATTTGTAAGAATGGAGAGGATACTGGACAAGATAGACAGGAAATTAAATCCAATCGAGGCGCGGATGATAAATCTGGGAGAGCGAGGGATAGAGCCATCAAGGGAACTGAAAGAACAATACAGACGGTTATTCCTTAGATGGATCAAAATAATCAATTCGGAGGTAAGACGGCCATGAGCGAGACAAAAATTTTAGCAACGATTCCTGGTCCGGCGAAATTCATCACAGACATAGGACTCAGCCCACAGGAAATTGAAGCGAGGTTGAGGAATCAATACAATCAGAAGAGGGCATTTGTCAGCTTTATCCGCAAATCTATGAAGGGAAATATTCATTACAGGAGCTACCAAAAGAATGGAAAGCCGGAGATAACTCAAGATGGCGCGTTCCTGGTTTGTAACTTTTTCGGGGTAATCCCGAAGTATCCGCTTGAATTCATCAAAGAGACATCTCTGCCTGCGCAGGCAGGCGAGCCAGGATTCTACGCAGTTACGGTGAAATGTCTTATAGAGCATCCGAACGGCGCAGTATGGGAAGGCTTAGGATGGGCAAATTCTCAAGAGTCCAATTTTGCCACACGGATAGAAAGCCAGGGATTAGGAAACTTGAGAAATACGATAGCGCAGATGGCGAGGAAAAGGGCTTTGGTGAATGCCACGAGGCACTTGCCCTTTGTCTCAGAGCTGTTTACGGAAGAAGGCGGCACGGACGAGAACGGCGGGAAATCCCAGCAGCAAATTTACAACCAGAGACTCAAAAATCTTTTCGGCTGGTTTAAGGAGCTGGATGGCACTGAAGACGAAAACAAAATCAAAGAGGCAATTTCCACTTCGGCCGGCTTTCCTAAGGTCGAATCGCTAACAGCATTTGTGAAAAATGAGGATTTATGGGATAAGTTCGAGATCGCCATGCAGGAGAAGCTTTCCGCGAAGGCACATGAGAAATTGGATTTAAAATAAATCCATCCTCCACTACAGGGAGGTCACGCTAGCTGAACGGCGGGGCCTCCCAATAAATGTGAAAGGTGAGAATAATGCAACGAATAACCATGAGAGGAGCTAAAATAAGATGTCTGACAAAGAGACTCGGACAGCTCCGTCTGGGACAGGGGACTGTCCGACACAGTATAAAGGAAAGCAGGTCTGCTATCTGCTTCATTTCCTCAGGCCTTATGTGAGCCGCACAGGGAAAAGAAAGCAGACTGTCCGTCACTATCTTGGATGCACATTGGATTTAGAAAGAAGGCTCAAGGAGCATAGAGATGCAAACGGGCGAGGCTCCCGCATCGCTCAAATTGTTAGAGAAGCAGGGATTCATTTTATTTTAGTGAGGGTCTGGGAAGGCGGCTTCGAGCTTGAGCAAAAGCTCAAAGCCAGGCACGAGAGGGCTATGCTTTGCCCTCTTTGCAAAGAAAGGGCATTGGCGAAGCACAGGACAAGAAGATGGATGAAGTCCATCACTAAGAATTGACTGTGGATGGGAAAGAGAAGGGGAATAAAGTAAACAGATCACACATTCAATTTCCATAGGAGAATAATGTCGTATAAATCCATAGACGAGCAATTCTGGACCGACCCATTTATTCAATCATTAACAATCAAACAAAGGTATTTTTACTTCTATTTAATCACTAATCCCCATACCCATTATTGCGGGCTGTATTATTTACCTCTTTCAATAATTGCCGAGGAAACAGGTTTGACGTTAAGGGAAGTCAAACTATATGTTCATATCTTAGAAGAAAGAGGTAAGATTCGATATGATACTTCATATAAGATTATGTGGGTTATCAATATGGCTAAATATCAGTTGTCGCATGGAGAATGCGACAATAGACTAAAAGGGATAGCGAAGCATTTTGAGACCCTACATGGATGCCCTTTGATAGGGGCTTTTCTTGAGCATTACGTAGAACTTCAAGTCCCTTATAAGGGGCTTCTAAGCCCCTCCGAAGCCCCTCGGGAAAAAGAAGAAGTAAAAGAAAAAATAAAAGAAAAAGAAAAAAAAGTAAAAACAGAGCAGAGTAGTATACTACTTAGTAAAGAGGTAGAATCGAGCAAGGAAGAGAACTCCTCAAAAGACAAAAATGATTTAGATATTTCTTTTATGGGAAAAGAAAAAGACCCTCCCCATCCCCAAAACTACAAACCACAAATCCAAAGCCTCCTCAACTGCGCTCATGCTATGCTCGACGAGACAGATACTGAAGAGTGGAGGCGCAAGGTAAATGAGAATACGCGAAAGGTTATGATTTTACAGGGTATGCTCAAAAATCCATTTTGCAGACAAGGATACGAGCTCAGGAGCGAAAATGTCTCAAGCCACCGTAAAAACGAATAGGGCTATACCGCTTAGACAGATCCGAGCCATTCGCAAGGAGCTAGAGAAAAATCCGCATAAGCCGCGTTTCTTCTCAATCAAATACGCTGTACGGCTTCTTAATGGCGATACAGTTCCTCCTCCAGTCTCGTATTGGATTATTTATCGCCTGGTAAAAGTTGGAGAGATAAAAGCAGTGAGACTCGGAGGATATAAGAGTTCATGGATTATCCCTGCTACGGCTCTTCTTGAGTTTCTTGAGAAGCACTGTCCCCTTAATATGAACGACGAAGCTTGATATAACGTTTATAAATATTTGCAGATGATTTGTTCTCATTCGAATAGAATCTATATAGGATGGCTAAATAGGATGGCTAAGAAGCATCTTCAAAACTCTGACCGCAACCGTCATCCTGGCGGACGTCCTACCACCTATAGTGAGGAGATGGTTGCGAAGCTACAAGATAAGCTGTTGTCATGGAACCCGTTCAAGGGCAAAAAATGTGAGAAGACCATTCTGCACGAGTTTTTTAGTTTTTCCACGCTTGGGCAGGTGGCTAAATTCCTGGGAATTGACCGTAACACGCTCGATACATTCAAAGATCAATATCCAGAGTTTTTCCGCATCATAAAAGTATGGGAAGTGTTTAGGGAAGATTATTTTGTGCGCCTTGCGCCCTACTACAAAGACAGATCAACGCAGTGGATATTTCTATCGAAAAACTTTTTACATTTCTCTGATCATACGACAGATTACCTCAAAGCACTTGAGCACCTTAAAGAACTTTTTAGGCTTGAGCTTATGAAGCATCCCGAAGCGCAGAAGCATGTTTTAGAAATTCTCGATAAGGTTGCAAAGGATAACAAGATAAATGTGTCGAACACTAATGAGTATCATTAAGCCGCGTCTGGCGTATTTTGAAGACGTAGAACAAACATTTCAGCGTGTTCAACAGGCTACCTCCGACTTTGCTTATTTCTGTGCGCTCTACCTCTCCGAAGCCTTCACCGTTCCATTTGCCGATTATCACAAAATTCTAATCGAAATCATCAATCAACAAAAAATCACTCCCGTTCAGATCGAAAAACTAAAGCCTCTCATAAAATCCGACTATCACAAATATCTTAAGCCAGTAGAGAAACTCGAAGGCATAATTGACGTCGAACCTCGCGAGCATGGAAAGACAACGCGGATGTCGCAGGCATTCCCACTGTGGCTTGCGCTCACAAAGAAAGAGGTCTTTCCCGTTATAATCGCCATGTCGCGGGAGAAGGCAACAGAGTATCTTGACTCAATTAAACTTGAACTCGACAACAATGATTTGATTAACGAAGATTTCGGAGACCAGAGAGGGCACATCTGGAAATCAAACAGGATTGTGCTCAAGAACGGGAACGCGATAGCCGCCCTTGGACGCGGCGAGTCCATACGCGGAATAAAATACAAATACCGACGCCCAACCCATATCATTTGCGATGATCTTCTCAAAGATAAAGAAGTAGAAAGCCCAACTCTCAGAGAATACACAGATACATGGTTCAAGCGCGTAATCATGAACCTTGGCAAAGAATCTCTCATAATCCTCGTAAACACAATCATGCACCCGGATGATCTCCCATCGAGGCGCCTTAATGACCTGACAGAAGGGAAACTCACAAAGTGGATTGGACTCAAGTTCTCTGCGGTGCTCCCTAATGGCAAACCGCTATGGCCTCAGATGTGGCCTGCTGAGGCGATAGAGCAGAAAAAGATTAGCCTCGGTACACATGTTTTTGCTACAGAATGGGACAATAATCCCCTGCCCAATTCGGCAAAGAAATTCAGAAAAGAGCAGATGAAGTATTTCAATATTGAGGACGTGAACCTGATGGAGTACGAGATATCCATGGGCATTGACCCCGCAACTGGCAAAGAACTTGGATCTGCTTCGGCTATAGCCATAGTAGGTAAGCATCAGAGGGGATATATTGACGTGCTTGACGAGTTCGCCGGGCAGATCTCCGACCTCGAATTCATAGATATAATCATAGAAAAATATCTTCTCTGGATGCAGCTCTCAGGTAAACCATCTAGGTATGTCATTTTTGAAGAGATGGTGTTTCAGGAAATATACAAAAATTTTCTTGTGAGGGAGGCTATGAAAAAAGGCGTGACAATGAATGTCACTGGCAGGAAACAAACTGCGAACAAGCTCTTTAGGATCTCCAGGCTCGCGGCTCCTGTTGAATCTGGCATTATAAGATTCAAATGCGGGCTAAAGCTTCCCAATTACCTTGATGAATTTCCGAAGGGGCTGCTCGACCTCCCGGATGCCCTCGAGATGGCTGTAGCACCCTGGATAAAAGAGCCAAAGCCACAGCCCTCAGCACATAGACTTGGACAAAAGAGTGAAGCGGCGCAAATCCTTGAGAGGTACAAATAATTACAGATGCAAATTTAAGAGATTAGAAGGTGGGTTAACATGGCTGATGAGAAAACGAATCTTCCCGTAAATCCCAATAACCCCTACCAGGGTAAAGAGAAAACTATCATTGCCGTTCCTATTCCAAATAACGAGCAAAATTTATTTAAAGAGATTGCAGCGCCGATTTTTGCAAGTTTTCAAACCTTTTTAAGCTTTATGCCAAACCCCGACCCAATTCTCAGAAATAATTTCCAGACCCTTGAGGTCTATAGGGAAATGACAACAGATGCGAAGATACAATCCCTGCTTAATCTCAGAAAAAAAACGGCTATTAAATTCCCCTATAAAATTATCCCATTCGATGCGTCCCCTCTTGCAGCCGAGATTGCTGATCACGCTCAAAGGCAGATTGACAGGATTGATTTCATAGACCTGTTGCGGCAGATGATGACGGCCGATGAATTCGGCTTCTCAATTCAGGAGGTCGTCTGGTCCGATCCACGTGAAACTGATGGCATTAATTGGATTGACAGAATAGTGTCAAGAAGACAGGAGCGGTTTCAATTCAAATACACTGGCACACCAGTAGCATTTACAATAGGTGGCATAACCCATTTTGAGCCAAATGCCTATCCATACAAGTTCATCATACACCGCACGCACTCGGAGGCCGAGAACCCATACGGGGTGTCGCTTCTTCGGGGCTGCTACTGGCCTTGGATATTTAAGAAAGCCGGCTGGCGGTTCTGGATGACGGCCAGCGATAAATTCGGCGTCCCTCCAATTGTAGTTCTGTTTGAGTCTGACAAAGACCCTTCTGAGATCAAGAAAATCGCAGATGATCTTGCACAAGTACTTATGGGAGTAAAGAGCGATGCTGGTGTTGCTCTTGCTAATGTTAACCAGATACTGACCATTGAAGGAAAGGGAACATTTGATTTCAGGACATTAATTGAGTGCTGTGATGCTCAGTTATCTTATGCCATTACGGACCAGGTCCTAGCCTCATCTGAGGCAGAGTATGGCACCCGTGCCCACAGTGAAGTACACGAGAAGATTCTTAGAGACTCAGGGGCGCAAGCTGTTAAGCAAATAGAATTTACGCTGAATAATACGTTGCTGAAGTGGATAATCGAGCGCAACTATGGCAAAGATGCTCCTATGCCAAAGTTATCATTTGAGACCGAAGGATTTGCTTCATGGGATATTGTAAGGGATGCGATAGACCGCAAAGTTCCATTGTCAAAAAAATGGATTTATTCAAACTTTGCTATGATTGCCCCGGAATCCAATGAGGATAGTTTCATAATGCCTGATAAGCCTTCTGCGCCTCAAGGTGGATTGCTGTTTGCCGATGATTTTAAAAAAAAACAGATCTTATGGCAGAAACGTCCCTGGCTCTCCATTATACCCAGGAAGAATTAAAAGCCAACGAGCTTGAGGGCATTGCCCGCTCCGCTCAATACTTCGCAAGGCACTATATCAGCAATCTTATAGACGAGTATCTGGACAGGTATGCAAAGGGGCAGAGGAACTGGAAGCCCGCACCATCCAAAGAGCTGAATAATCACATTCACGAATTATTGCTACTCTCATTCTTGCTTGGCAATGAACATGCCAAGCCAAATGTTCATTTGGCGGATTTGTCCGCCTGGAAGGAGAACAAAAATAAAGAACTTGCCGATGAACCGCTCGATATGAATATTGCTGTCCATGAAATCCCATTTGAGGAGGCCATTAAATTTGTCCGGGCAAGAGTTCCGCTTAGCAAGGAACAATATTACGATTTGGAAGATAAACTCCGGTTCCGCGCTTTTACAGTAGGCAGGCTTACTCAGTTGGATGCGATTAACGCTGTAAGAGCGAAATTAACCGAGGCTCTTGAAGAAGGGCAGACTTTCCCTGAGTTCATGGAAGAAAGTGGAAAAGATGCCTTACTCGATGCGGCGGGATGGGGCAAGCAGGAGCCTTGGTATTATAATCTCGTCTATAGGATGAACGTTCAGACCGCATATAATGGCGGGCGCGCCCTTGAGGTGCAAGAAACAAATCCCGTGATGATGGAATACATCGGCATTGATGATGATAGGCAGACGGAAATATGTCAAGTGAGAAGCGGTGTAATTTTAAATGCAGATGATCCTTGGTGGAATAACAACTGGCCGCCTAATCATTGGAATTGCCGTTCAACCGTTCGCCTTATCTATCCCGAAGAAGTCACGGTGCGTCGGTTGCGGCCAACTCCCAATCCGCCGGACTCTCCGCCGCCCATGCCCGGCTTTGGCGGCAATCCGCTCTCTACCGGCTCGTTCTACTTGATGACTGAATCCATGAAACAAAGGGCAAAGCAATATGGGATATTGGGGGAGATTAGAAAATTAGCAAACGAGATAGGCTTAAAAAAGAAAATCGAGATGGGTGATTTGTCGCCTAAGCAGGCATGATTGAAGCCTGTAAGGGAAATACTGTTCTCCGGGAGCTGGCTAAAGGTCAGGAAGTGTTGATGTTCCGCATTGATATATCATGCTTTAATCCATTTATAAATATTTGCAAAGCTTTTGTATAAACTCTCTATCCTCTTCCACATGCCACTCAGAGAAATAGCTAAAGTGGGCACGTGGGGACAGGATGGAACGACAATCACAGAGGAAGATCTAAAAGAGGTTGTCGAGACCTTTATTGATGAGGCTCCAATCTCCCTTGGACACTCTACAGCCGACTATATGCCCAAGCTCGGCTCCGTTAAGAATCCTTTTTACGATCCTGAAACAAAAACACTCAGAGCTGAAGTCATACCCAATTCGCTCCTTGCCGATGCGGAACAAAAGGGAATCTGGGACAAAGTGTCTATCGGTATTAGAAAGCGCGCAGAAGATGGGAAGAAATACATTCATCATCTTGCGTACCTCGGCAGTGTCCCCCCGAAAATAAAGGGCTTAAAGATTCTTGAAGGGCTAAATTTTATCAATGCGGCCGATGTTGATGAATATTGGACTTTTAATTTTGCAGATGATGGTGAAGAAAAGAAGCCTAAGCCCCCGTCAATGGATTCACTTGAGATTTCCAACTCCTCCTGGGATGTAAATGAAGCCGCAAAACGGGTATTTGATAAGTACGGCATAGAAGGACTGAGAGAGTACTCCCTCTATAAAGACCCGGAAGCTGATCCTGAAAATAAGACTGCGTACAAGTTTCTCGTTGTGGACATCATAGGCGGGGAGCCAAAGATTGTCGCAAGGGCTGTATCTGCTTCAAAGGCAATCATAGAAGGCGGGCGCGGCGGTACATCTGAGGACATTGTCAAAGAAGTAAGGCCCAAGGTTGAGCGTCTTGATGTCAAGGTGAACAAAGATAAGACCAAGGAAAACGGGAAGAAAGAAGCGGCGGACGCTGAAGAAGAATCCGCCATGCAAAATAATAGCAATGATAAATCTCATTACTGTGCTCATCTCAATATGCTTCTCAAGAAGAAATCAAATGGCGACGATGATGCGAAAGCGGAATTGATTAAGAAGATGGCTGAAGAAGCCGGGCTTACTCCGCACGGCGTTCGTGCTCATCTCCGCTCTGAGGTGAAAAAGCCCTCTCTCGATGTGATTGAAGCTTTCGCAAATGTACTCGATGGCGATTCTGATCATATAAGGATGATGTCCGAGCAGGATGGCAATGAATATGAAGACGAGCAAGAAGATATGAACGGAAAGGAAAAATCCGAAGATGAGGAAAACGAAAATCAGGAGGAAATGGCAATGTCCGACGCAGAGAAAAAGGAATTAGAAAGACTGAAAGCGGAAGAGGGGCAGAGGAAAAGGGAACACGAGCTTATCACCGCAAGTATAAAGAAAAATGATGAGGCGAGGCTCCGCAAAGCCCTTGCGGGCAAGATTCCCGTAAAAGATAAGTTTGCCATGCAGGTATTTATGGACACGCTCAATGGAATGCCTCTAACGGATATGATGGAGCTTGCTGATGCGGATGGCAAGAAGATAACGCGCTCGAAAAGGGACGCGTTCATAGAGGCGTGCGAGCGTATTGAGGCTGTAACTGTTCCTCCTGGTGAGATTGAGTTTGGAGATGTAACGCAGAATGCAAGAGAGGACGCAAGAAAGGCAGTAAACAAGTTCTTTGGAATAAGCAGATAACGATTGGAGGGAATAAACATGACAGTAGATGCAGTGAAAATAAGATTTGTGATGGCTGATGTTTCGATACTTGTTGATGGGTATGACTCGAAGCGTTTTACAGAGCCAATAAAGTCGGGGATCGGGATTCTCAAGCGCGGCACTCTTATGGCGCAGAATTCGTCGGACAAACTCTGGTATCCGTACGATCCGAATGGCTCCAATGGGCTTAATACTCCAAGGGGTATTCTTCTTTCTGATGTTGATACATCAAAGGTTACCGAAGGGGTTCTTGTAGAAGATGGCAAGGTATATGGCAATCAGCTTATCGTAGGCGCTGTCACGGATTTTGACGATCCTGGAACAGCCGCGACTCGGGCGGACACAGATTTAATGAAGCCGCTTATTCAGACAGTGTGGGTATAAAGGATTGTAGATTCAACAATAAAATACGGGGGTAAATAGAAATGGCATGGCAAATTGATCTAAGCCGGTTTTTCAACTGGGAAACGGTAGGGCCAAGAATTCAGAATATTCCGCCTCTTATCACGCCCATAATGGATAAGATATATCCGCCCGCAAGAAGAGTAAATCATCCATTTGCCTTTGTAGGCGCGGACATCTGGAAGAAACTCTTTAAAAATATGCCTCTTGTTGAACGTGGTGCGCCGGCTCTGCCTCTAGTGCAGGGGAGGCGCGACATCTCATTTATCGAGCCGCGCGGAATAGACCTCTCGGATTTTATACAGGGCAAAGACCTTGCCGACCTTCAGTCCCTCACCGGCATACGGCTAGAGATGTGGCGCGACCAGAAACTCCAGGAGATGCTTTATGCGACTCAGAGAACAACCGAAGCCCTCTGCACACAGGCGATTACCGGCAAGATTGATTATGCCTTGAAGGTGGAAGGCGGCTATGACCACTACGTCGTGGATTTTACGAACGATGGTGCACTAGGGCCTCTAAGTTTTGAGCCTGCATCGCTCTGGGATGATCCAAATACAAAACTCTCCCATATCATCAAAGATCTCATAGCCATCACAAGGCTCATATACGAGAATGGGTATGGGAATATGTTTAAATATTACATAGGATCAGAAACGTATACAGCGCTTGTAGATAAACTCACCCCGATTTTCAGCACAATGGGAGCAAGCGGCGAAGTGATTGTGACCGGATCAATAACCGAAAACGGTATCAGAATTGGCGGCTATTTTCTTGAGTATGTTGTCGCGCGGTATTGGGACTATTTTAGTAACACATGGGTTGATGCGATTCCTTCAAACGGGATAACCGTAATTGCTCAGGATGCCCCTTGGTGGTTATATTATTGCATGATTGACGACCTCAAGGCTGGCCCAGAGCCTCTTCCATTCTGGACAAATTCAATTCTCCAAGATGATCCCTCTGGGCTTAAGCTCATTTCTAAATCAAAGCCTCTTCCCATCTCCATTCCGGGCGCTGTTTGTAACGCCATAGTCACGGCTCCTACAAGCCCGCCATAAAATTGCAACCGGGTATCCTCATACTCCTCCTTTAAGAAGGAAGGGCAGCGCGATTTGACCTCCTTGTCTCGCTGCCCTTTTTGATGCTAATAACAAGTTGGAGAAATAAAATGGGTGAATGGTTAAATGCGGTAGATATGGACGATGAAATCTCGTCATGGTGGAAAACGAATCTCGATTATGAAAATTATAAAGACACAGCGATAGACAAAGCCGAGAAGTATGTGAGAATCCGTCTCACAAAATATGGAGCCTATCCATATCCTCCTGCGATTCAGAACAATCCCGATGCCGTAACAAAATGGGTGGATGACCTCAAGACCTCCGTGCTTATTCCGCTTACGAAATGGTATTTATTCGACCATATGGACCAGGGCGAGAAGGTTGCAGCAAATAGAGAGGATGCGATTGATTCGCTCCGCGCTATGCTTGAGGGTGGAGTATCAGGTGAAGGCGCGGAAGAAAAGGTTGAGGAGAAGGTCAGTTCTGTCGCCAGCGTAATACAGGGCAGTCAAAGCTGGCATAACTTCAATGAGAATCCCTATATTTTCATTGCAAGGGGCGGTGTGACGGGCTTCCCGGAAGATGATTGGTTTTGGCCATGGTAATCGCTAATGTACCCTCTCGTCTCCTGTCTTATGCCAACTTTTAATAGAAGGCGATTCATCCCCTTGGCGCTTAAATATTTTTTTTCTCAAACCTATCCGAATAAAGAATTAATAATCATTGACGATGGCTCTGATTGCGTCCGCGATTTAATCCCGTCCGATGACTGTATACAGTTTTATTATTTTAATAGGAAAATCTCCCTTGGAGTAAAGCTGAATTTAGGATGCGCATATGCAAACGGCGAAATAATTGCCCACTTTGATGATGATGATTGGTATGCTCCTTGGCGCCTTTCATATCAGGTAGAAGCATTGAGAGAAAAGAATAAAGGCATCTGCGGAATTAATAGGCTCTATTACTATGATCTGCGTACCGGAGGGGCTTATCAATACGTCTATCCAGATACGCAGAGGCTCTGGCTCTCAGGCAGCTCGCTATGCTATAGGAAATCGCTCTGGGAAGGCCATCGCTTCAAGAATATAGATGTCGGTATGGATGCATTATTTGTATGGGGGATTCCGCTAGAGAGAATCAAGATATTAGAGAACCCCGCCTTTGCCGTCCACATGATTCACAGCTCAAACAGCAATGCAAAGAAGGTGAATGGTCCATGGTGGAAGGCAATTCCGATTGACGAGACAAAAAAGATTATGGGAGAGGATTTCAGTTGCTACGAAATATTCACTGCGTGTTAGTTCACGAAGCGGCAGATTGCGTTGCTGACCTCGCGCGCAATCTTAGATACTATGACCCGGCTTCGGCGATTCTTCTCTACCGGGGCTCTAATGATGTAAGCGTGGTTAATCTCCCCTTTGCCGATGATGGGATAATCATGCATCCGCATCCGCATCCGCAGAAGTGGGGAACCCTTCATAAGTTTGCCCTTGATTCAATGCAATTTGCACTTGATAATATTGAATTCGATACGCTGACCATCGTGGACTCGGACCAGCTCTTCATCCGCTCTGGGTATGTAATGTATATAGAGAATTTCCTCTCAGATAAAATAGATGTTGGGATGCTGGGGAACTATTCAGGCACCCAGCCCATTGATTCTATCGTCTCTCCCGTTACGAATGCAAGAAAAGAAATAGAATTATGGAGGCCCTTTTTAAAGAGATTCAAGGATGGCGAGCGCAAGTTTGTCTCATGGGCATATTGGCCAAGCACTATTTTCAGTAAAGATGGCGTAAAGGTTCTCATTGAAATGTTCAAGGATGGCCAGCTTCAAGAAATTATGTCCAAATCCAAAATTTGGGCGACGGAAGAAATTGTGCTCCCTACCCTTATCGCGCTTTCCGGCCTCAAATATCTTCATAGCCCGTGCTCATATGATTATGTAAGATACCGGGCCGGATATACGGCCGAAGAAATGGCAACAGCCTTCAGGCGTCCTGATGTCTTCTGGCTTCATCCAGTTCCACGAACAATCAAAGATCCTCTCAGATCGCTTATCAGGGAGAGGGGAAATAATTATGAAGAGGATAGCGCCGTCCGACACACTCAGGAGGTGGCCAGAGCTGAGATCGCTAAGGTGTCAGACAATGAGAAGTACTCTATGTCTCCTAAAATCTGGCTCTATTGGGAAGGACTGATGCCTGCATACATCAAGCTTTGCATCAAAACCATCCACGCCCATAATAATAATGTGCGACTCCTTGACAGAAGGTCATTTGATTTGCTATGGAGGCATGACCGCGATATTCCAATTGATTCTCTTGCAATGAACCATAAATCGGATTTTATTCGCGCCTACCTTCTAAAGTATTATGGTGGACTCTACATTGATGCGGACTGTATTGTGATGAAAGGACTTTCTCCAATACTACAACTTGCGGAGAATCATGGGTTTGTGGGATACAGGGAGCCTCAGGCTTATATGAGCTGCAATTTGATGGCATCCGTTCCCGGCGGCACTGTCATAAATACTCATTATCAAATGGTTTGTGACAAACTCAGGTCTCGCAAGAAACTCGAATGGCTAGACCTTGCGTCCATTCCCATGAATATTGCTATTGAGCAAAATGCAGGGAAATACCATCTCCTGCCCACTGAGACCATAATGCCGGTGGGGTGGCACGAGAGCGAGAAATTCGCAATCAGGCGGACGGAAGAGGAGCACGAGAAACTCTTTAATCTCAATTCCTATTGCTTCATGTTGTCGAATAACACATTCCGAAGCCGTGAAGCAACTAAAATCATAGTTGATATGGATGAGGAAGGGTTATTAAAATCGGATATGTTTATTTCGTATCTCTGGAGGAGGGCGCTTGGATCTATCAGTTTTTAGATGGATACCATCACAGACCAGCTCGCTGGATAAGCGTGCTTTGCTTGCTATACGTGAGGCGATCTGCCAGCAGATGGAATAAGATATGCAAAAAACACAAAAGAAGAGATGATCCACCTCCTTAAATCCGTACCCAATGTCGATTTAAGGAAGCTGATGATTATAAAATTTGCAGTTCTCAGAAATGAAATTCCAACGCTCCGGGAAAAGCTTATATCCCTTCAGAATACTGCGCCCTTGATGAAACAAATCGGCGCATATATGGTTAGCTCAACGCAGAGGAAAATCCGCGAAGGGAAATTTGCCCCGAACTCCCCTGCTACTATTGCGACAAAGAAAGGGAATAAACCATTGCAGGATAGCGGACAGTTTATTGCCTCGATCACTCATAAGGAAACAGATAATGATAGGACGACGGTAATAGGAAGCAAACGAGGGAAATTCTTAGAATTGCTAATGACAGGCGGTAAGATAAAGCCTCAGAGCGCAAAGAAGCTTGCATTCCCCGCTAATGCTCAAATTAAGCATATTACCGATGCCAACGGTGGAAGCGTGCGGAAAACCCTGGACTATTTCAAGAGCATGGGATGGAAGATATTTTTCACCGATGGGGCAATAATGGGGGATCCGTCAGGCGCAAAGAGACAGTTTGGATTAAATAGGAAGGTGAAAGTGCTGTTTATTAGAAAGGCATCCATTACACTTCAGCCACGTAATGTCTTCTATGTGGATGATATTGACCGCAAAGTTATTGCTGATATGACAGGAAGGCACATTGAGAAGAGCTAATGCGCCTCCCCTTATGTCGATATTCTACTCCTTTTATAAATATTTGCAAGCCTTTTCTTTTCCTTCTCTATTCTCTTCATCGTGATTTACGAAATGCTCTCCGCCCTTGCAGAAAAGCTCGAATCTGACATTCAGGCTATGATGCCGCAGTCTGAGTTTTCCTGCATAGTAGACCCGACTCTTATAATTCCACAAAACCCTTATCTCAAACTTTCCATTCGCTCTCATGGTATCGAGGTAAAAGAGGAGCAGAACTGGGCAGATAGAACCTTTGACGGGAAAACATACAAGGGCAGATGGATTGATGTGTATGTTCCGCTTGACGCAATGCTATATGTTGAGGGGAATGAGAATGCGATAAAGACGATTATCTATGATCTCTCTTTTCAGATTGCCACATATTTCCGTTCAGATGAGAGTCCAGTAGACATGGGATTCTCTTTTCCAGACCTTGCTGACCTTCATTGGGACGGTGCTCTGGTGGTGAGGCTTGCGGGCAAATCTCAAGAGTTAATTAACAACCGCATAAATCCAGACGTGGCAAAAGAGGCGGCTTTCGATTTCTCATATACAGAAGTTTATGAGGGACAGATTTATTTCCGTTACTTCGACCTGGAGACGGAGACTGGAAGGTATGGGTTGCCACTTGGGTTTAACGAAGAGGCCTCAAATATCAATCAAGTTTAGGAGAAGGTGATGGCAAAGAAAAAAAAGGGTGAAGACTTAGAAGAGGCACAGAAGGAAGAGTCATATGCTCCACGGATCACAGAAGATAGCGACTTACTGAGCCCATACATCCGTCGATATGCTTACATGGGACGAACTGTTACTCACTTTTCATGGGGAGGGCAAAACTATGAGATGTTTCCTGTCACATCTCATAGGAAGCCATATGTGTATCCTCTTCCAGTGAATGCTCCGCAGGTTAGGAGAATGATCGAAAGAGGAGAGTTGCAAGAAGTAGAAAGCATATAGAATATAGGGAGGCCAATCATGATTGAATTATCTTCGCAGGTTAAATACAGAAAGCCGGTGATAAATCTCAAGGCTCTATCAAGGGCAAAGCAGAGGACTCTGCTCTTTGCTAAAAAACGTCTTGAGAAGGTGGCTAAGGCTGGCACGGGTAAGCTCGGAGCGGGTCTGGATTTCCTTCACGGCTTTGAGTTTATCGAGTCCACTACATTCCAGGGCATACAGACAATTGACGCCTCAATTATAGGTCTTGTGGGAACCGCTCCTCAGGGGCCGGTCAACACTCCATACCTCGTACTAAACGGTGATGACACTACATTCGGACCTTCTACACCAGGTTTTACTATTCCAGATGCGTTAAACGCCATATTCGCTCAAGGTGATGGAGTGGGAATGGTTATCGTTGTCAATGTCTATGACGGTTCTATAAGCAGCCCTCCAAGCCCCTCCGACATTGGCGATTCTGATATTGTAGGTGGGGTGGATGGAAACGGTAATAAAACCGGTATCAAGGCGCTTCTTGATGCAAGCTCGCTCTACGGTGTGGCCCCTAAGATTCTCATAGCTCCTGGATACTCTTCGTCAAAGACTGTAGCCGATGCCCTTCTTGCCGTTGCCTCGTCTCTCAGGGCAAGGGTAATCGCCGATTCGCAGCTTGGATGGAAGGATACGGACATTATTGGTTATGCCGGGGAGTTTGATAATCAGCGTATGATTCTTGCGTACCCGCAGGTCCGGTACGAGAACCTGGTATCGGAAACTGAGGAAATTATGCCAGCCTCGCCTTGGGTAGCCGGGGTGATGTCGAGAACGATTAATACGAAAGGATTTAACTGGTCTACGTCAAATCAGGTTATACTAGGAATCACTGGACTTGAAAGACCAATCCCATACATCACATTTCATTCTCAAGACTCGGAGGCAAATTACCTTAATTCTCAGAATATCACAACGATTATAAACGCTCAGGGCTTCCGCGTATGGGGCGATAGAAGCGTTTCTACCGTTTCCCCTTGGCTCTTCTATGCAATTAGGCAGCAATTTGACACGATAGAGGATTCAATCGAGCAGGGAAATCTCTCTATGCTGGACCGCCCGATAAATAAAATTTTTTTCACGCTATTTAAAGGCGATGTGCAGGCGTATTTAAATGGGCTTGTAGGCGCGGGAATTATCAACTATGGCAAGGCGGATTTCACAGCAACAGATAATCCATCGGAACAGGTCATTCAGGGGCACGTCACGATGAGGCTTACCATCACGCCTACGCCGCCTGCGGAAAGAATCACAGAACTTACAGTGCTTGATATCGCTCCTTTAGCACAGCTCTTTAGTTAATCAAGTTTTGGGAGGGAACAAACATGGCAGGAAGGCAAATCTCTAAAATACTAGATGCAAATGTGTATTTGAACGGCACTAACTACGTTGGGAAGGCTCTTGAGTTCGATCCTCCCAAGGTTAGTCACCACACCGTAGACTTTCAAACCCTTGCAAGCATAGGCCCGGTGGAGCTTACCGACGGCGTGGAGAAGATGGAATGCAAGGTTAAATGGGCTGCCTACATTAAAGGGGCTTTCGACAATATTGATCCTTTCACGTCCGTAATGCTCACATTCATTGTGGCGCAACAGGTATGGCAGGATGGCTCTGTTGTGGGATATGAGCAAGTCGCGTATACCGTACGGGCGCTCTGCAAGGAGATAGCCCCGGCCACAACCAAAAAGGGAGAGGGGATGCCTGATATGTCTTTTGCAGTGAATTATTGTAAGTGTGAGATAGACGGAGAAACTGTCTATGAGATTGACCTTCTCAATAATATTTGGAACACGGCCCAAGGCGATGTCTATGCTGAAGTGAGAAGTATTTTGGGAATGTGATAGGTCTCGGGTGTTAGGTCTCAGGAAAAACCAGGGGTTAGGTATTAGGGATTCGGGATTAACACCCAATACCTGAAAACAGGGGGAAACATTGGAAGACGGAAAGAAAGAAACTTCACAGAAACAGCAGCCTCATCAGGCTTCAAAGCCCGGTATATCCGATGAGATTAAGCTTCCTTCAGGAGGCCGTGCAAGGATTTTGAGAAAGCCTATAGGAGACGATGCGAAGATTGCTTTTATGATGATGCCTGCATCGGAGCGCACGATGCAATTCTGCGTCAATATGGCTCTTATCGCGGTTGTCGCCGAGATAGATGGAAAGCGAGTAACTTATGAGGAAGTCGGTAAGATGTACTTAGAGGACATACTGGTGTTATCGGATTTTTTGTTGCTCTCCCCGCAAGTTTCCCAGACATCATCCTTGCCCTCGCATCGAACGGATTCTCATACAACGAATTAATGACGTTACCAGTAGAGGAAATCCTCTTTTGGGCATCTGAACTCGCGAGAACGATAGAAGAGGCAAAAGAGAAAGCGGAGAATGCCGTTGAGAAAGAATAGCAACATAGATGGCTGATTTTTCACGAATTTTCGATGTAGGCTTGGCGCTCACCTTCCTGGATAAATTTACAGGGCCTACCTCTGCTGCGCTTGATAGGATGAACGAGCTGGAAAAGAGGACAGCGAGGCTTCAGCAAACATTCACGACTTTTGTGGGGGGGGGAAGCGCGATGGGTGCAGTTGGATCCAGGATTTTCGACTCGTTTCGCGAACCAATCCATCAAGCTGCATCCTTCGAGTCCGCAATGAGCGAGGTTGCACTTGCCTTAGACCCCAATAAATTTAATCTTGCGGTGCTGGCGGAGGACACAAAGAGGCTCTCTGCGCAGTATGGCAGAAGCGCAGTGGATATTGAGCTATCCCAAACAATTTTCGAAGCATTTACCGACATTGTGCATAACAACTCGGAGGCAATGATAGCAAATGAGGCGGCTGCGAAATTCGCTATCCTCCGCCACATAAGCTTTGGAGAGTCGCTTACAATTGGGATGCAGCTCCTCAAGAACTATGGACTTGGGATAGAAAATATAAACATGATGTACGACATACTTGCAAAATCACAACTGCCCCTCACATCTGCCTCTATCGGTATGCTCACGCATTTAGGCGAGGCTACCCATATAGCCTGGAGCGGGCTTCTTGCTATTACAAAAGAATTCCTTCCTCTATATGCGAATAACGCGGATGAGGCGGCAGGAGCGACGGATAAGTTCATCCGATATATAAGCGATATAGGAAGCGCGATGCTCACTCCGGGGGTAAAGACAGCAGCGCTTAGGCAGCAGATAGCAATGCTGGGCGGGGACGCATTCGCAAGCGCGTTTAAGATGGTTGAGGTTGTACGAAACGGGCAAAAGGTGCAGGAATTTCACGTTGATTACGCAAAAGCATTAGATGCCATAGCCGATTCTCAAATGGGTTATGCAGCACTTTTAGAGGTCTTTGGAAAGAAAGAAGCAGACAACATATATAGACTACTTCAAAACCGCAAAGCGATTGTGGCATCGGCGCAGAGTTTCGCTAATGCTTACGGCACGCTCAATGCTCAGTACGTAGAAAAAATGAAGGAAGAGGAAGAGGCGGCAAACAGGGTCAAGGTCGCGTGGGAGAATCTGCGAAGCAGTATTGGAGATAAGGTTCTTCCCACCTACACAAAATTTCTTGATCTGCTGGATAGAGGCTTTATACGAATGCAGCGATTTATAGATGCCCATCCGGCTTTGGCAAAAGCTGTGCTTTTGCCTCTTGGCGGGCTTGCTACTCTTGCGGTTGGAGTGGGAGGGGTGCTTACGGCAATCGGATTTGTAGGTACAGGTGTGCTAACCCTTACCCGATTTGCGGCTGCAATGCAGGGAGCATCGGCGGCGCTCAACATGTTTACAGTTGCCCAGGGGGCTGCTACAACCGGAGCCTGGGCATTTACCACAGCGCTTCTTTCCAACCCCTTAACCTGGGTAGTTTTGGGCGCTGTGGCTGCTGGCATTGCGGTATACGAGTTGCACAAATACTGGAGCAGCTGGCTGAAGGATGTGGAGAAAGACGGAAAGAAGCTAAGCGCTATGCAAAAGGTATTTTCCTTCTCCGACTGGTTCTTTGGAGCCACGCCCGAATCTGAGCGCAAGCAGGTTGAGATGCGTTCTAAAACCTGGTCATGGATAACGAATCTGGCTCGTGACATAGCGGGATTTGATTGGAGAGGCACTCTCTCAGGTGCGGAAAAGGATATTACCAGTTTGGGTTCAAGAATAATCAGCTCGCTCAAGCCCATGATCTCTGAAATCTATAACTGGGGAGCGAACCTGGTTGAATCGGCAATTCATGGAATGGAGTCAAAGATTTCGGGTATACCTTTGAAATTCAAAACTGCCCTTCACGAGGCTAGAAAATTTTTTGGTTTCTCTATACCTACAGTCGGCCCGTTTTCGGATATAAATAGAATTGCTCTTATTGATGAGATAGCAAAAACTGTAAAGCCCGACCCTCTTGTATCACGTCTTGCATCTATAATGCAAGACGCGCGGAATACAATATCAATGGGAGGGCTTAGTCTGGGCATGGAAGGAGCGTTTGCTGGTCCAGAGATGGCTGTACCTGGGGTGGGGAGAAGTGGAACAATTAATGTCACATTTGCGGGGGACATCATAATCGAGGGGGCAGATGTGAGGGATGCTAGAGAGCTTGCAGATGTATTTGCACAATCGGCTTCAATGAAAATACAATCTGCCTTGAGGGGGAGATTCAGGATTTGAGCTGGGGATCAATTGGGAGTTACGTGTTTGACCGCCTTATCGGCCCTAATCGCCTTGAGGGAGGCAAGCAGTTTGATTATGCTGAACATCCGATACTCAATCTCTATACAAAGCAGCAATACAAAGGCTATGAGCCAAAAGAGTATGAACTGGAGATAGACTATCATGCTTCCTTTTGTTTTCCTGAGGACGAGATAGCGAAGCTTTATGCCCTTGCGCCTTCTTCTCCCAATAGCCTTGTGCCACTTCCGCTCTTTCTTGGGAGCGGAGAGGTTCTTGCGCGTGTGGTTGTTGTCGGGATCACGGAGAAGTATAAAAAGTTGTTTCCGAATGGACAGATTTTAGAGGTGACTATTGCGTTGAAGGTTCGAGAATTCCTGTAAAGGAGAATTAAGTTATGTCGTTAGAAAAATTACGGGTTGTGAAAATTCGAAAGTATGGCTGGCGGCGGTCTCTTCCAGACCCGCGCGATCTGCGTTTTACCCCCAAGCCTCATATCGTTCAGAATTTACCTCAAAAGGTTGACTGGCGGGGCGATCCGTCCCGTCCAATGATATGGGATCAGGGTGATCTTGGAAGCTGCACGGCGCATGGTTCGCTCCGAGCATATATATTCACACTGGGGGTTGAAGGGCATCCTGAGTTTATGCCATCACGGCTGTTTCAATACTATAATACGCGCTACATTGAGGGTACAACCGATTTTGATAGCGGTGCAGAGGTAAGGGATGCACTCAAGGCTCTGACAACGGTGGGAGTATGCGATGAGTCTCTATGGCCGTATGTGGATTCAGCTCTTACTCTAAAGCCATCCGATAATTGCTACGAGGCTGCCAAACTGCATGTAGCCACAAAGTATTATTCAATCAACAATGCAAATCCACAAGAGCTTATGTCGGCTCTTACACAGAAGCTCTTTATAGTGTTTGGATGCGCTGTCTATGCTGCTTTTGAAGAGGTAGGGACTTCTGGTGAAGTGCCAATGCCGGATTTGACCTGTAATACGCCTGTTGGCGGGCATTGTATGACAATTGTAGGTTATGAGCCAACAATCACATCGGTTACGAGGAAATATAAACAATGGTATATAGTGGATAATTCATGGGGGGAAGAATGGGGCGATAAGGGTTCGTGTATTTTCCCCGACCGTTATATTCTCGATATAAATTTAAGCAGCGATTTTTGGGTAATAAGCGCAGATACATGATGCTGATTTTTCTTGTGTTTTTGCTTTTAGGTTTTGCCATAGGAGTTCTAACTTCGCAATATGCAAATAAACAACATAGGAGGTTTTTCCTGATGACCAACTTACCAGACAATTCAAAGATCACCTACACCATAGCTGAGAAGGATCAGGCTGGGTTCGTTATGCCTACTAACCCATCTGATTTTGACTCACCGCCCTCGTGGGTAAGCTCTAATCCTGATGCTTTTCAGGCCGTACCATCTGTAGATGGGATGTCGTGCGATGTTGTAGCGGTAGGAGACCCGAGCGATGCCACGAAGAACTCAGGGCAGATTCAGATGACATGCATCGTCAAAGGGCAGCCATTTACGGGTACCGATGATATAACCATCGTAAATTCTGGATTTGGTAGCGTGGCTATTGTGCCCGGACAGGTACAGCCGAAGTGAGGATCGAAGCAATATTGCGGCAATATTGCCAAAACGTTGCCGAATTAGGAAAGGTTCAGGAGTAGAAGATTGAAGAAGAATTACAATCTTCAATCTTCTACAATTTAGAATTTAAATGAGAATCTATACGACGAGCGAAGGAGATCGCTACGATCTGATAGCTTGGAATCTGCTGGGTAATCCTGCACTATATCCATCCATTCTTGCTCTGAATGCAAAGGCCCCTCTGGTTGTGAGATTGCCCGCCGGGATACAATTGCAGATACCGGACCCGAAGAAACGGTGACTACTCCTATGTTGACATAATAACTTAGCATAAATTAACTCCCTTAATATGCATTTGAGCAATCCCAAGGAAAAGGAAGCCATTAATAGAATGTTTGGACATTCAGAATGGCAGATGCAGCCGTTCATGAAAATGCATGGCAAAAATCGAGAAAAACAGTTTCTAGAATATCTGTTATCACAGATTGGTGCTCAATATTCTAAGGAATTCAGAGTCAGATTCAGTCCCGAAGATAGAGTCAGTAGTGACCGTACTAAGTATTACTTAATCCACTTCTCAAACCATCTAAAGGCTGTTCTCTTAATGAAGCAGATAATGTGGAATCTGGGAGACGAAGAAGGAACATTTGATTATTCTGCTTCTCATCAGGGAGTATTATTTAGCGGAACACCTCAAGTACAAGAGTTGATAAAATATCTGCAAAAAGCGTACGTTGGAAGCGGTAGGGAAATTACATTTTTGCAGCTACAAGAAGAAACTTACCGATTGCCTTTTATTGAAAAGCATTATCGTGAAGCAATTAAGCAAATGGAGGCCGCTGGTGAAGTAGTAATTAACCGTGTTGAATCCAAGAAAACCGGTATTAAGGATGGTGATATAATCACTTTCTCAAAGAAAGGAGGGACAGGGTATGGCGACCAATAGTAAAATTGAATGGACGCAAGTAACCTGGAATCCGGTGACTGGGTGCAGCAAGGTTAGTCAGGGCTGTAAATACTGCTACGCAGAAAGATTAGCAAAGCGTCTTAAGGAAATGGGAGTCAAGCGATACAAAAATGGCTTTGCTGTAACTCTACATGAAGATATTGTTGAATTGCCACTTCGATGGCAACAACCTCGCCTGATTTTTGTCAATTCCATGAGTGATATGTTTCATGAGCAAATACCTTTAGAGTTTATTAAGCGAGTATTTGACACGATGGAGCGTTGTCCACAACACATCTTTCAAATACTCACGAAGCGGAGTAAGCGATTATGTGAGGTCTCGAATAAATTACCTTGGCCTTCTAATGTTTGGATGGGGGTTAGTATAGAAGATATGAGAGTGCTCCATCGCGTGTATGACTTGCAGCAGGTGCCAGCATACATTCGATTTCTCTCCTGTGAACCATTGATAGGCCCACTCAATGGATTACCCCTTAAAGATATTCAATGGGTAATTGTAGGTGGAGAATCCGGTCCAAGGGCAAGACCTATGAGAAAAGAATGGGTAGAATCAATCCTCCAACAATGCCGTAAAGCTGACGTGCCGTTCTTTTTCAAGCAATGGGGTGGCGTGCGAAAAGACCTTACCGGACGTAAATTAAATGGTCAGACCTATGACGAAATACCTCTAGGTAATGGTAATTCTCAACTGGCTTTATTAAGGATTGTAGATTCAACAATAAAATACGGGGGTAAATAGAAATGGCATGGCAAATTGATCTAAGCCGGTTTTTCAACTAAATCTTATGTGGTTTAGCCTTGTCTGATCTCCATCCAATGAATGAGGGATTCTATCACTAGTTTTTTGCTCATGTTCCAGGGAATCGTATCTGCCTGGGAGCGAGTTATCTCCGTGGCTTTTGATTCCTCGGATGGGAACTGGGTTTGGATATGCACCAGTTCTATATCATGTTTGCTAGTATATAGGGCGTAATAGAGTTCGGCGCTAAAATTCCTTATAATTGCCTCGGCTGTATTTCTGCTATATCTGGGGTTTGGATAAATCCATAAATAGACCTGATAGCCGGTAGGACGGGGAATTATTGCGGAGTGGATTGTAGTATCTTTTCCAGGTCCATATCTATCTCTCACATTTTCTATTAGGATGTGAATTTGAGCTTGGGTTTGTGCTTGAACCTGCGTCTCCTCCGCATTGGTTGGCGCATAAGGAGTGGGGATAGGCTCTTCGGTATGAGTGCATACCAGATGAGGTGGAAAAGATGAAGTGGTGCGGCATTCCTCCTTTCCATCTACTGCTTGTGTTGATATACAAATAAAAAATACTGCAACGCAACAAACTTCATACAAACGCTTGTAGATTGAAGCTTTCATCTGTCCTCTCCTCCCTGTCTTAAATATAGTTCCTGATACAACATTTGTAAATATTTGCAGAGTGTCTAGAACATCTTTGTAATCTGTTCGGAAATGGCTTGCGCGTCGTACTATGATTCTGAAGTTCAGGCTGCATCGGCTAAATATGGAGTGCCGCCCGATATTATTAATGCCGTGATCCATCAAGAAAGCGGAGGGAATCCCAACGCCTATAACCCCAATGACCCTTCTTACGGACTTATGGGCGTCCAGTACGGAACGGCAAAGGATATGGGCTACAAAGGTCCTGCGCCATCGAACCCTCCAAAGCCCACAGACCCGCTTATGCAGCCAGCAAACAACATTGACGCGGGTACTGCATATCTTGCGTATCAATACAAGCGCTATGGAAACTGGCCAGACGCGATAAGTGCGTATAATGGCGGACATGCGCTGAAGAATCCAGATGGCTCGTATGCGAATGCTTCCTATGTTAATAGCGTGCTTAATTGCGCTGGTCAGTATTCCACTGGCGGCGCAGGGACGGGAGGAACGACAACCGGAGGCGGGGGAGGCGCTACAGCTCAGCTACTCAAGGACAGCATTGCCAGGTTGCGCATGGCTGAATGGCGCGTACTGCTTGTGCGCGATAAGGTTCTCAAGTTTATTGAAGAATACATTGAGGAAATAGAGGTAAATTTCTATGAAACAGGACAGTGCGATGATTTCTCTATTACCCTTGATAACACCGGCCACCGTTTCACTTTCACTGGCAAGGGCGACCCAAATAATCCAGTATTTGGAGATATTGATCTGCTAAGACCGGGCGATCAGGTCTTGATAGTCCTTTTTTATTCCGATCACGAAGGACAGGATTTTGGTCTCTATACAATTGACGAGATAGAGGACAGCGATCCCCCAGCGACGGTGAGAATCAGCGGTCTTTCTGCTGATATTGTAGAAGATGCAACCAGAACGGAGAGGCAAATAAGTTATTCTAATCCAACCCTCTTTGGGATCGTGAGGGAAGTGGCAAAGAGGCACCCAGAATGGCATTTTCCGCCCCTTACGGAAGGGAAAGATGTGGATTTAACAACTGAGAGCAAGGTCTATAAGGAACAGGCATCTGAAAGCGACATGGCTTTTCTGGCCCGGCTTGCAGACCATTACGGATTTTTTACCAATGTGAAGCAGCTCGGACAGGATCCCACAGCGACATTGTATTTCAGGGAAAAAAATGTCGCAGACATAAATCCATTATTTAAGACCTGGGCAATAGATGAAGTACTTGAGAGGAGATTCTTCCGGTATCAGACCTGGGGCGCAGTTCAGACGACTACAGCAACATATTATGACCCGCAAACGAACCAATCCAATCAAGCTACTGTAAAATCCGACCCTACGGCAACAATACAAAGACAGCTAATAAGGTTAAGAGCCACTGACTTCCAGCAAGCCTTACGCATCGCTCAGGCAAAGCATAATTGGGCTAATCAATGGAATAGCGAGGGGACATTTCTTTGCATGGGAACCCCTGAGCTCAGGTCTCCCTGCAATATTGTCATATCAAATATGGGTGGCTTGAATAACGGCGTATGGCATATACAAGAGGCACATCACAAGGATTCAAAAAAGAGGGGATACACCGTTGAGATGAGAGGATATAAGCTTTCAAACGTTGCTCCGGTTACAGTAACCGGAGATGCCATCAGATTACCGCAGCCCGCGACAACACAGCTTTCTCTGTCCTTGCGGACTGCAAAAGTTTCAATTCCCAAATGATAGACGAATTTCGAAGAATATGGGAAGCAATTCATGAGCTTCAGAGGGCAAGGGCAAACTTCTACAGGAAAGGTGTGGTGATAAACAGAGACCCGAAGACGCACCGTTGCAGGGTGAATTTTCCTGATATTATAGACCCAATGACAATGAAACCGCTTGAGTCGGGCTGGTATCAGGTAGTCGCCCATAAGACAAAAGTTGACAAGGAATACTGGCTGCCTGACTTAGGCGAGATGGTTTTCTGCCTCACGCTCTCTGAATCGCACGAGGAAGGAATTATCCTTGGATCGGCTTTCAATGATGATGACAAGCCTCCATCATATGCCAATGGGGACACATATATCATTTCCGGGAGGAAGGCGGGAAAGTTTTGGGAGATGCTTGCACACAGGAATTGCGAAGGGAAAGCGAAATTCAGATTCACGTGCGATGAATTTCATATATTTGGGGATTTGATAGTGCACGGCAGCGTCAGGGACCAATTTGGCTCTCTTACCGAGCACACAAATGCCGGGTATCCGAGAGACAGACAGCAAGGTCCTGGCGGATTTGGCTGCTTGGAGGACTAGAATGCCGCATGCTCCTGATTATGATTCTATTTTAGGTAATGGGTGCGCTTACCCAATTGACTTTGATGTAAGCGCAGGGACGGTTAAGAGGAAAGCTGGGCTTTCTCACATTGCTCAAAGCATTTTCCTTTTGCTTACCATCCCAAAAGGTGCTGTTGTAATGAAGCCTTGGCTAGGCTCAAATTTATTTTTATATATAGATAACCCCATTAACCGCGCCACAATAGCTGCGATAAGATTGGAAATCTATAACGCACTGCTGGAAGAGACAAGAGGCGAGGTTAAAAAGATAATAATAGAGAACCCGGAGATTCAACAGCTAAAAATCACGGTTTATTTTTTAGTTGAGCACGAAGTCACAATAGCCGTAGAGCTTCTTTATTTACGTGATGAAGCAAGATGGGTTGTGATTAGCTAGCAAGGAGAAAAATCATGGCAGGCGTAACCCCCCCTCAGATTTGGACGGCCACTTATCCAGAACTCTATACTCAAGGCAAGAATGACCTTACGGGCGCAATTCCCGATTACCCGTTCCTCTCCGCCGATCCATTGGTCATTGTATTCGGCACTCTAATTCAGATGATTTCACTGCTTGGCATCAAAGAGAATATCCTTCCTAATGCTAGTTTGATTAGTTGGGTGAATTATCTCGGAGTAATAAAGAAAGGGGCAACGGCGGCGCGGGGAACCATGACGGTTGTTCTTGAAGAGGCGCAGCCAAACGATTACATCATTCCTCTTGGCACACGCTTTATAGATGAGAATGGGCTTACATTCATATCTACTCAGGAGGTGGTAATTCCAATTGGCGATACCCAGGCGGATGTGTCAATTGAGTGCGAGACAGGAGGCTCAATCGGCAACGTCCCCGCAAATTCAATAATCCATCTCTACCAGAATTTGCCGTATGTCTCGGAGGTCTATAATGCCGAGCCTCTTGCGGGAGGATTTGATACGGAATTAGATCAGGATACGCTTGACAGGGGAAGGCAAATAATAAGAACTCTCTATAGAGCGATAAGTAATTCAGATTTTGAGAACATCGCTGTGGATGTCTCAGGCATATCGAGGGCTAAGGCAATTGAAGATGTAGGACAGGTTGCTTTATATCTTCTAGCAGCCGATGGTACTCCTGCGAACTCACAGTTGATTGAACAAGTGATTGCTTACTTAGAGGATAAGCGAAGCCAGGGCATCGCACTCAATTGCTATCCTGCCGTATTGCATCCTGTCAATATCACAGCAAATGTAAGATTATTACCGGGATATTCTCTTCAGACGATCAGGCTCCTTGCGCAGAACGCCCTGCAAAATGAATTTAACCCTTTAACGTGGATTTTTGGACGCAAGATAAGCATTGCAGAAATTGAAGCTACGCTTTCAGGTGTGCAGGGGATTGATTTTGTGGACGAGCTTATATTGCCTCAGGAGAATATATCTCTTTTGCCGTATGAATTAGCAGAGTTGGGCGCTCTCACTATAAATACCATCTAACCTTAATGTGCTTGTTTATAAATATTTGCAAAGCCTCTTTTAATCCCTTCTATTCTTCTATCAATGCCTATAAAACCCACCTCAAAGGCAGAGTTGTTTTTGCCCCTTGCGAGGACATTCTTCCAGACTGCCTTTTTACAATCCGTTGAGAAGCCGCTATTTGAAATTGACGCTATCTTAGAATCATTTATCAAGAATCTCCTTCCCGACTCTGCTCCCGACTCGTGGATACCCTGGCTCTACTATGCCCTTGCCGGAGAGGACTATCTGAGGGATGACTTTGACGATACGAGAAAGAGAAATGTCCTCAAAAACCTCTTTAATCTCTATAAAAGCAGGGGGACTTTTTACGGCTCTGCCCTTCACCTGGCTCTCCTTACAGATTTCAAGCAGCTCAAATATCTCCAGCCGCCCGCTAAAGCATTCTGTGGCCACACACTCACTCAAGCGGAGAAGGATGCATTCTACGCTGATATGCCTGAGATCAGGGTTTATCAATTCCGCCACGGCTCCACGAAAAAAACCATGTTTGTTTCTGATTGCATATCCAGCTCCTATCCAGGCTCCACGTCATTCCCATTTCGCACGGATGCTATCTTAAGGATAGGAGACGAGGTTGACTACTATGACCCTGTCTCTCAAGAGGCAATGCCGCTCAATATCTATGAAATCACGCAGGAACAAGTAGAGAAAGAAGCCTCAGGCATTGAGAACTTCGCGCTTCCAGAAATGGGCTATGGGATATATTTGGGGAAAAACTCTCTCCACTCAATCAGAATAAAGACAAATGGAAATAAATACTACGGCTTTACCGTAGACCAGCATCCTGAGAGACGGTATTACTCAGTCGAGTTTTTGAGGCCGTACCAGGATGAGGTGGAAAAAAGGCATCCGCTATCAATCATTCCTTCTCTTGCTCCAGTCCAAACATATTACACCGAGGAGCACATACAGGCTCAGGAGTTTGGCTGCTTTTTGAGGAATAGGTACCTGGACGTTTATCCAGTCCATGCGGGGTCTTTCATAGGACACTCGACGTTCATAGTGGACACGCACCCGGAGAACCGTCTCTACAAGATGATTAAGCTCTTCGATCCGTCGAGAGCTAAATTTCCTCAAGTGCCCATGATGAGTTTTCTGGGAGCGATGCGATTGGGCAATCTTCCCAAATTCACAGGAGAAATATGGATTGATATGATTGGCAAAGCCAAGCCAGGCGCGATGTTCGTGGGGAATGCTATTGGCGGTTTTCCTCAGCGTGGCGATGCGGATGGGAAAATAGAACTCATGGAATGGGCGGTACAGCTTTCAAGGGCAGCGGGTGTCGAAATCTGGGCAAAGACTACAGTGTATCGCACAGTAAGGGCTGGGACAGGGATTATGGCAGGAGAGTTTGCATCCGGACAGTCGGTATTGGATTTAAATTAGCGCACATATCAGGGAGAAACAAAAATAATGAGAATCGTAAATTTTAGAGACTTGCAAGAATTGCCAGCATTAGACCTGACCAATATTTCTCAGTTTATAAATGAGACCATAGCAAAGCTCGTAATGCGCGCCATCACGGGTCAAAAAATGGTGCGCGGGCTAACCATAACTCAAAAGAGCGCAACAGAGATATATATAGCAGCTGGAGAATTATGGGACGGTACTACGGGAATAATCTATGACCTCTTCCCTAATCCGTCTGATAGCGGAAGCCAGCTTACCGAGTCGGTATTCTCATATTTGCCTATCACCGACCAAAAATATGTAACAGTCTCTGCATTCACAGCTGAACTTGATAGCGATATAGAGCCGCGTGATTTCGTTCAGATTATAAACGGACAGGTAACGAATCCCCCACAGGTGCAGCCGTCATCGGTTGCAATGGAGCACGACTGGATTGTAAGCATTCAGCTTACACCCGGACAGGAATCCCCCACGCCATCAAAGCAGAGCGCCCCTACAGGACATGTGCTTTTGGGCTATGTATTGTTGAACCCGGGAGGCATACAGGCGATAGAGAACGATACCACAAACCAGCTCCCGAACCTTTTTGACCATGAAGAGAGGATTGAATCATTAGAGAATTGGGAAGCCGCAACAGAGCCGGTCGTGGAAACACTCACATCTGAATACGCTGCTCTCACTCAGAATCCGGTTGATCCCTCGTGGGGTGCTAAAATTGCATGGCTTATAGCGCAGGTCAATTATCTTCTTAATCAAAACCAGCTGCCCGCGCCTGGCACGTTCTCGGCCACCGATACGGATTATTTTGTAGATACGAGCAAGAGCGATATTGCAAATCCGAGTTACAATGCAAGGATTAACGAGGGGCTTAAATTCCCTCCCGCTGCCTCACAGTCGGGAGCAATTCAGCTATTTAATCCTACTGACCCCACAGTCGTCCAATACCCTGACGGTCTCATACTTCCCGTGCCCAAAAGCACGACAAGCCTCGCCTCTCTTAAAGATGATTATATCGCGTACCTTCTCATTTCTCAGTACCAAGCACAGACCTATAATTTTAGGCAGGGAACCCCTGCAAGGCGCAGGTGGCGACAGAGCACTGGGCTTTTTGCGAATCAAGCATCCAATAACGCCGCAAGCGCGATAGAGGACAACCTGTTTGAGCCTGGGGACTCATACGCAATAGAGGATGACGAGAGCCTTGTCATATCATCACGAATAGATCATTATTGGAGCGATTATTTTGCTAATCCCTACTGGTACACGATAAACACTCCAATATCGCTCAATGGAATGCAGGTCGCGCAGACATTTCTCAATTCCACAACCGGATGGCTCTCATCAGTGGGGGTTTTCTTTACAGCGCATGGCTCGACGGGAACTGTGTATCTGCATTTGTGCGAGGTGATAAATGGTCTCCCCGACCTCACACGTGTAATAGCCTCGTCGAGTGTCAACCCTTCAGACATCAAGAGCGCGGACTCAGGTGCGGGCGAGAATAAAGCTACACAGTTCGTTTTTTCAACACCAGTATTCGTGAAGGCGGGGATAAGATACGCGGCTGTGATCACGACTCAAGGCGCTCACTATCTCTACATGTGTGGGCAGTCAACGTTTGGGCAGCCTTTCCCCACACAGCAAACTCCTTCCTATCCCGCCTGGTTCTACAATCAAAGTGGCGCTTTCATTCAAGGAGCCTCGGATAGATTTGTGAGACTCAATTTCTCATATCTCAAATTCCCGAGTTCATTTGTGCAGATATACCTTACTCCTCTATCTCTCGCTGGGGGAATGAATACGATAGATATAATCTCGCAGGCGGTAGTGCCAAACGGGACTCAACTCTATTATGAGTATCAGATGAATGGAGTCTGGTATCCGGTAAACGAGCTTACGTGGACGCAGTTGCAGGCGCTTCCCGATCTCCTGCCCTTTAGGGTTACGTTCGTGGGCACAAATGACGCGATGCCGGCGCTCAGATTAACGAACTCGCTGGTCACTTTATCCAGAGGTGCGAACTCTTTTACTCACATATCAACACCGAGAAATCTTGCATCCACCAGCACTACTATAGTTGTCCAACTTATTCTGAAGAACTGGAAGCCCGGTAGTCCTGCAAACGATGTCTGCGATATAAAGATTCTTTCGGGGACGGGCTACTTAACTGTCCACAATCCCGATGCCCCAGGAAGCCCGCCGCAGCCTTATATTGATACGCTGTTACCGGATGGCTCGACCCTCAGAAAGGCAACATTCACGCTTGCGCTTAATACATTCAAGATAGAGATTCTTGGAAGTACAGATACTCCGCTTGATGCCTTCTCGGTGGCGCAAAGAACGGATATAGAAAGCTAGGTAACGCTTATGCAAAATTTGAGAGCAATTTTGTACAAAGTGACAGACGGGGTCACACAGCTTAATGCGGCATTCTTTAATTACGTGTTCGGCGATCTGGACAGACGGATCGCAGTGGTCGAGGAAAGGACGCAGCCCATAAATGGCTCTGTGCAAATAACAGGAGACAGCCAATCGGCTGAGGTGGTCTTTGCTGATTTAGGATATGACGACCAGCCAGACCTTGATTACATCATACTGCAAGGAGCAAGAGCAGGGCAGGGAACTCCGCCCGATGTCGTGATACTTCCCGCTTCGAATGTCACGTTGCAGGGGTTCACGATAAACATAAGCGCGGCTCCGGGGCTGGGCAATTCAATTATAGTGCATTGGAAAATAGAAAGATGAGAAGAAGCAATCTATTTCATAGGTTATGGTTCCTAGTTTTTATGATTCTTTTGCTGTCTGCTATCATCTGCGAGCAACGGGCTTATTCGATTCCCACTGTTATTGATGACGCTCTGATTAAAAAACTCCGTCCTGTAAAAACATCACAGACACTTGACCAATCATCTACGATTGACTCTACAAAAGGCTCAACAATCGCTATTCAAAGCTCTGGCGGAGCGATTACTTTGCAGAGCAATCCTCAGATTTCCCCTGGCTCGGACGGACAGATAATTACCATAGTTGGCAAGAGCAATACAAATACTGTAACTATTTCTAGTGGAAATGGCGTTTGCGCCCGTACATCGCATACGTTCACGAACAACTACTCTCTGCAATTTCTGTACGATTCATCTCAAGCCTGCTGGGTTGCACAAGATGAGACCTTACTTACGACAGAGGATTTGGCGGGTGCAAATGGTCAGATAGCCACATATCAGGTAGGCTCCGGCACTCCTGCCGCTGGGATCGGAAATCCTGGGAAAATATATCTCGACCCCACGACTGACCCCCCGACACCTTATATCTGTTTCACAAAGGGAGGCAACTGCTACAGCTTTGGTATTTATGGCGACGCATTCAATCAAATCTCAAATGGCTCCTCTTCCTGTTCCGCGTCGCTCTCAACCACGCTTGAGATAGAAAGCGATGATTTCACGTCTAATTTAACGTGCCAGCCCAATCCCTCAACCCCATTAGTCAAAATCAAGCTTATCCGTACAGATGTTGTAAATGTGAAAAATTATGGCGCAAAGGGTGATGGTGTGACCGATGACACTGCCGCCATAAACGCGGCTGTATCCTCAGCCAATAATGTCCATGTCTACCTTCCTCCAGGCACTTATAAAGTCTCGGCTCCAATCAAGCCTACTGTCTCTACGAATATGTTTCAGCTTGAGGGAGCTGGAAGGGAGCTTACCAAAATTGTAGGCAATATCGCTAATGACGGGATTGTGGATGAGGTCGGTGCATTTTGGGGCAATACCGTTATCCGCAACCTATCTATTGAGAATACGTCTGCGACTGGGTACTGCATAGCATTTTTTAACTCTGTAGGTGGCACAATTGAGCATGTTCTTTGCCGCGCATACAGGGGACTCACAAATGGAAATAACGGAACATGGGTAGTAAATGATTTTGTGGGACTCGGTGCCGACTCAAACAATAATCTTATAGGCATGGCTCCCGGCGGGTTCTGCGTTTCCTTCCAAGGCAATGTAACGGCGACTGGAGTAGATTGCACCTCTTTTGATACGGCGGTGATTCTGAATGGCACGATGTCAAATCTCCAGGGATGCCGAATAGAAAATGCGCATCTTGGGGCATTGTTAGGCACGTTGTCAGATGGCACTCCAAATCAGCTTTCCGGTTCTCACCTAGACGCCTGCACGTTTGAAGCAAATGATGAGCATATTAAGGTTGTCAATGTTAGTGATTCTACGCTCTCCAATCTTGAGATTCACGATACCACGAATGCGCCGAGCGGGCATACGAGCAAGGCGGTGGAGTTTACTGGCAACTTCAAATCAAGCAAATGGTACAATACGAATATAGGCGGCGGCGACCCAGCCACAGTAGCCAATATCTATCTCGACAATACTAAGTCTTTTGCCAATTCATCTATCGAAAATGTTACGATTCAGAATACTGGTCCAAAATGGGTTGAGTCCCATTCTGGTACATTCCCTTCCGCATTAAGAATGGTAAATACAGATTGCCCGACAAGTGTATGCCCGTATTTTGCTCCTACGCAAAACGGGGCAGGCGCAAGCGGAACAGTGGTAGCGTTTGATACCAATAGCTTTATTACGAATTACTCGGTTGGTTCCAGTGGTGCTATGGCTTTTTTCTCAGGCGCGGGTCAATTCGGTACTGACACCAATTTTGGATATGACTCGACCAACCACAAGCTCCGTATTGGACAGACCAGCTTTAGCTCCACACCGACCTATCTTGATATACCAAAAAACAATAGCCAGCCTGGGGCTATAGTCGGAAATCTCCTGTTAGAGAGTATAACGGTTTTGGATATGGGCATCCTGTACCATAATGCCTATTACAATGGGACTAACAACGTATATAGAAACAACGGCACAGCCGAATGGATTACGCTGTATAACGATACCCTTTCATTTAATGTTGCTCCATCGGGAACGGCAGGTAATCCCGTCACACCAGCGACAATCACTATGAACGGTACAGGTTCTCTGACTATGGCTTCTATCGCATTTGCATCACTTGGCGCACCTGCAAACGGAACCGAGATTTATTGCTCTGATTGCGATACACCTGCTTCGCAAGGTGCGACGTGCTCAAGCTCAGGCGATAAAGCAGGAGCATGGGCAAAGAGAATCAGGGGTGCTTGGAAATGCTACTAGGATACTAGGAGACATGATCAAACACTTTAGATGGTACCTCATGGGACTTCTCATCATTATTGGCTCTATAGTCGGCGCCTCGTGCATTCATTCCGCCATGGTGCCATCCGTCCCCGAAGGTCCTGGCGGCGACCAGACGTGTTCGGATGGTATAGACAATGATGGCAATCATCTCATAGATTCTGCCGACCCAAATTGCTCTAAAGCGGATGCCTTCACCCCATGTGCAGATGGTTACTGCGCTAATGCTGCGGATGCTGTTATAGCTGGTGGGGCGCAATTCGTCTCAGACGCACAATCTGCTTCAGGTACGGTTGTGTATTTGGGTTCTGGTCAGCCATACGCATCAGGGCAGAGCAAGCTTTGTGGTTCTTTCGCGGCGAATAACTACAAGCTTGAAGTTAGAGCTTTAGTGCCGAGCATGAGCGCAAACCGCACGTGGGTTCAAGTGGATGCGCCTGTTAAATTGCCTCCTGATAACGCTCAGGCGTGGATAATGTTCAATAACGGATTCAGCGCTAAATATGATTGGGATTATGTCAATGAGGCAGGAAGTAACGATAATTTCTCAAAGGGTATCATAGGGATTAACCCCCGAATCTTTGTAGTGCCTTCCGGGAGGCACTGCTTCTTCTTCGCCCTATCAGGCGGAACAAAAATAGACGCTATAAAAGCCATACCCATAGGCGGACCTACTCCAACTCCCAGTCCTACTCCAACTCCCAGTCCTACTCCAACTCCCAGTCCTACTCCAACTCCCAGTCCTACTCCAACTCCAATACCTACCCCTCAGATTATAAGCGGATCGTGTAATGTATTTACCTCGACATCAGCTACATGCTCATGGATCACGGATATTCCAACAACAGTTAATAACGTCTGCATAGGAACAACCATACAGAATGAGCAGTGCGGCGGCAATGCAATACTCGATACATCACATACAGTGATTGTCGGTTCCCTCCTGCCGAATACTGTTTACCACTACCATTTCGAATCAACAGAGAACGGACAGACTGGAACCTCCCAGGATGCAATCCTGAATATGCCTCCTGTTCCAACGCCAACGCCAACACCAACGCCAACGCCAACACCAATGCCAACGCCAACGCCAACGCCAACACCAACGCCAACGCCAACACCAACGCCAACGCCAACACCAATGCCAACGCCAACGCCAACACCAACTCCTACACCAAGCCCGACCCCGACTCCATTCTCATACGAAATCCTTGAGCTGGGATCACAGACAATCACGGTTGATGGTAACTGCAACGAATACGCGTGGAATAGGGCGAATGTTTTCAATTGGACAGGGTATCAATCATCAAGCTGGAACAACACCGGAACGACTCTTAAAGTTCTCTGGCACCACAACATAGCTCCAACTCCGAACCGGCTATGCTGGTGCTTACTAGAGAACGATGCCGATCTGAGAGGGACTGTAGCATCGAACCAAACTGCGACGGAATACACAGACGACTCTTTTGAAATTTGGTTCTCTAAGGTCTATCCTGCGACGGCATTTGATGTTACGAGCAGAAAGCTCATGTCCTCGATCACGAACCACTACACCACCCTCAAGGGAAACGGCGGGGGGGCTACACTCACATGGACGACGGCAAATGTTCTTCAATCCGTAGCCATGCTTGGCACACTCAACAATGCCATCGCCGACTCATCATGGACTGAGGAAGGGTGCATGGACATAGATGAGGACGTTGCGCCGGATTCGGTAAATGCGTGTCAATTTATGGTGCAGGATGTGGATGCGCACGCCTATGTGCAGCAAATTGGATTCGGAACATCGGCAACGGACAATACACCTGCTCAATGGGGAGGGTGCAAATTCTCATCAACGGCTGTGCCCGCACAGCCACCTGTGGTAAGAGTAATGCATTATGCTGGTTATCCCAATCCTACTCCCGCGCCTGATACCACACCTGCAATCAATATTTACACATGCAGGGCGTATTACGAATGTCACGTGCCAGGGAGCGGTACCCTAATTGGATACAGCTATCAGGGCATCAATTCGCAGGTAATAGATAGCAGCCTATCATTTTCTTGCGACAGAATTAGCGATGGCGATTGCAGTGGAACATGGGGGAATCACATCCAGTCAAACGTACCTGCGCCGGTTATCCCGCCTTCTTTGAGTCCATCTCAACAGCAAAATATCTATACATGTAAGGCGACGTACAACTGCGGAGCAGAGAGGGGAATAAGATTTATAGTGCCAAACTGGAGTGATGATATTACGGTTGCTCCAGCAGGTAATGCGTTTACCTGCACGAGACAAACAAACTATGTTTGTCAACCTTCGTGGGAGCAGGGACGGCTATTGCATTGAAAACGAAAGGGCTAATTAAATTTTTGAGGTCGAGGCAAATCCACTCTCAAGAGCCAGCCTCAAGGAGAAAGGCAGCCATGCGCCCATCCAAAATGGTTTAACGGTCTTGAGATGCCTTACCTCCTTTTTTGATGCTTAAATGAACAAAGTAGAAGAGCAAGAGATAAAGAAAGTGATGGAAGAGCAAGAGATGGGAGATGCCCTTTATGCCGAGTGCGAGACAACCAAGCGGGTAAAAAACATGATGCACGCATACGGTGCAGGGTTCATAATAGCAGGGAAATGGAGGTACTCGTCATATCTTACATATCAAGAGATACGAGAAGAGATCGAGTTCGTGATGGAGATTTTTCAGGTCATGGATATTAAACCCTGGATGGCAGGGTTCTCGATGCTCCTTAAGGCACGCTTTAATAGGCGGATAAGAATGAAAGGTTACATGCATAAAACTGGAGAAAATTGGGAGAGGCGGGAATTTCCATTACAGGAGAATTTAAATGGTCAAATTGATAATGATTCTGATTCTACTAATGATATTTAGCGTGGGTACTTTTGCCCACCCGCTCACACCAGAACAGAGAAAAGAGCAGAAAGAGGCGCTCACAAAAGCCGCTAAAGAGAGCAAGAAAACACAAGATGCAATGTTTCCCAGGCTCTCTATAGAGAGAAAGGCTGTAGCAATGCAGGTGCTCGCATTTGCAGAACATGATCCTCTTGTGCTCGCAAGGGTGGTGGGCATAGCAGGGTTCTCACAGAGTGATTTAAGTCTGTATTTGATGAACAAGTATAAAGGCACAAAATGGGCAGTATCGAAAGACGAGGCGGAGATGGTAAAGGCTGAGGTTGTAAAGGAATTCGACGGGTTATTGGGAAGAAGATACGCGAAAGGCAAATTGAACTGTGAAAGGAGATAGCTTAATGGGGTAACGATATTTCTCGTGTGGGCTGCAATTATGTTTACAATCTGGCTCTTTTTCTATGGAGTGAAAAACTGACGCAGGGAGGCAAACATGGATTACTTAGATGAAATGAGTATTTGGAAAGAGCAGTTTGAGAAGCGTCTGTCGGCAAAAGACTTGTCAGATACGGAGAAACAAGATGTCCTTGAGATTGTCAACGCTGGATGCGCTTCTCTCCTGGATTATATAAACACTCAGACTGACAATCCAAATCTAGTTGATGCGGTGTGGAGCATATTTGATAAGCACATACAGAAAGCGAGTATCTCTCCTGAACTCAGGAAAGTAGTAGACCTTGCAGTCGAAAGCGCATGGGAGGCTGTGAAAGATTTAAGCGATATTGAAAATCAGCCAACGCAAGAACAAATAGAGCGAGCACAGCAGGACGCTCTCAGTGCTCTCGAAGCTGCTAGAACAATAGATACTGCCAATCAATACGCTCAAGAGCTAAACGATATAGCCGTACAAATTAATTCGTGCCCTAATGAGTCAGATGCGCTTCATGTAAGACTTTGCTACACGAATGCAAAAGCTAAGGCTGATGAAATAAGATTTGAGATTTTAAGTAAAAAACATGAACAATAGAATCTTAGCTTTCTTAGCGGGAGTATTTCTATTTGCAGGTTGTGCTTCTCTGACTGCCGACAAGATTGACCGTAATGCCCTGCTCAATCTCTACTATGTGGAAACTCTTGATTATCACTTCAAGGTTAGCTGCTATAAGGTTGATTGCCCTGCCAATAGCTGGCTTTTAGCCCAACTCGACACTGATTACAACAATTTCGAATGGTGTATGCAGACTCAATATAATACAAAAATCACGCCCGATATGGGATTAGAGTTCAGGTATATCATAGTGCCCAAACAATTCGAGTGCCCATATCATTCGTGGTGCGGAGGAGAGTATCACATTCATGATCCTGAAAACTATATCATCCTTGCGATGGATACTCCTAATGGACGGCTCGCTTACGATGCCCATGAGTGGAGGGATGTTTGCGTTCAATTAGGCAAATGCCCAAAAGAAGTCAAAGAAGATGTTCCAAATAAATGTACAAAATTCTTGATGCCACAAAGGAGAGGCAAATGAAAAACAAAAGAATCTTAGCACTTGTTTTAGGCTTGATACTAGCAGGTTGCGCTGGGGGGATGATAGTCAGCAAAATTGATTTAGCTGCAACCATACAGGGCGCATTTTCCGGGCTGCTTAAAGGGACTCTCACATTTGTCCAGGCTAAGCGTCCCGATCTGGTTGCCCCAATTGAGCAATACATGGGCTATGCTTATACGGACATCACAACGCTAATATCGTCCAACAGCATTACCGCTTCGGTAATTGCTCAGGATGTCGTGAATCTCTTTAATCAGATTAATTCTAAGCTTGAGGTGGTGGACCCGGCTTATGCGGCGTATTTTGTCTCAGGGGCAACAGTTGCGGCGGGAATATTAAATACGGTATGGAAAGGAGTTACAACGCCTGCTGATCTCTCGTTGTTCGCGGGAGCGGTGGCAAACGGTATCAAGGATGCGCTTGGGGGAGTTATTCCTCAGATGCGCTACATGGCGCAGGCACCCAGGGCAGTCGTGCCCGGGCCCTTCTACGTAAGTGGGAATCTTATCGGTCTTATCGGCTGGAAGAGTAAAGCGTGACTACTCCTTTTGAAGCGTTAATCGAAAGACAGGAGGTAAATAGAATGAACGCTCTACAAGTTATCATTGCGATTTTTCAAATACTCGCTCAAATTCCCTGGGCAGAGATAGTTTCTATCTTGCAGCAGCTTTTCTCGAAGCCACAGTTCGCTCCCTCACCTGAACCTGCAGCAGTGCGAGAGGTGAATATTGCATACCTCAAGACCTTGCCCGTATTCGCAAGGGTTGAGGATGCTACTGTGCGGTTGGTATATGAGATAGGGCAGGCTGTATACCAACAAACAAATGGGAATATGAGCAAAGTGAGCAATTGGATTGAGGCAATAGAAATGTATCTCGATAATCTCGGTGCATTCGAGCCGAAAGCGAGGGACATGTGGGTAACGTATGACCCTATGTCTATGTATCAGGATCTCGGAGCGTTGACAAGAAAAACTTAAATTTGTCTGACACATTCGATCAAGGATCACAGCTCAGGCCCTGGAAGTGTCGGACGTAGGGAGGCAGGAGAAAAGGTTCTATGGCGGTCTCAAGGATGGTCCCCAGAGATTTGGATGAAAAGGTAAACATTATAGCCAACGGGTTTCATATTACGTGGGAGAAGGCTCTTCGGATTCTGCTTGAGAAGGCATTGTTTGATTTTGAGCGTATCAACGTGATTTGGGATGGCGAGGATAAAGAGTACAGGCGCAAGCCTCGGAGGGAATAGGCTATGGTGAAACTCGATCCTAAGCGGTGGCGCGGGATGTTGCCAATAGATGAAGGTTTTACTCGTAAAACCTTCTGGGCTGCTGCGCTCTTTCTTGCCCTTGCGCTTTTATTTGTCTTTATGCTCTCTCTTGCTCCGCGCATTCTTACGTATAGCGATCTCAACAAAGCTATAGAGGCAAACAATCAAAATATTGCAAGATTTGAAGCGGAAAGGGAAAAGACAGTTGCACATCTTGAAGAGCTAAAAAAACAGTATCTGATACTTGACGATGAGGTTAAGAGAAACAGAACTCTGATTGATACATATAGAGCATCAGTAAATCAGTATGCAATAGATTTAGCCTCACTATATACACGAATCAGCAAACTTAATCCAAATGTCGCAACTATAGAGAAACAGATTAAATCCCTTAAAATGGAAATATATAAATATGAAGGGATGCTCAACAGCTGCGAACAGAGACAAAATATCTTGATGGAGAAGTTAAAAACTATCGAGAAAGGGAAATAGAAGGTGGATGAGAGACAACACCCCGGCACACGTCACATTGACTCAGATGAACTCTCGTGGAATGAGTATAAGAGGGTTGTGCTCTCAGGGCTTGACAGGCTTGAATATAGGATAGAGAAGTTGGAGAGAAAAGCGGAAGAGTTTGATCGTAACATTGGCATACTGAATCTAAAAGCGGGGATTTGGTCGCTGCTTGGGGGGATGATTCCGATACTAATTTTAATAGCGTTAAAAAAGTTGGGAGTGTGATGATAAGGAGAAAAAATGCGCTTACGCGTTAAAGAGGTCACAGGGTTTCTCACATTGCCGGAGCCTACAAATGTGGTTGCGTGCACGGCGTGTGGAGCATTATTTTCAACGCAGATACAGCAGAGATATTTACGCGTTATCGCCACCGTATTTGCAGACTATCATGTGCATCAGGTTGAGGTGCCACTTCTGATAGTTTGCCCATGCTGTAATGCCCACAGCATTATGCGCTTCGAGATAGAAGGGGATAAGATAGGAGAGCCGACTGAGGGCATTGACGACAGATTCCATACGATGCCAGTGGGAAGTCAGTATTTATCATAATCAGTTGTGTCCCAACTTTGTCCCAACTGGCCAGCATATTTATCTCATTCTTCCCATCATTCATAATATGTAGTAATATGGTATAGAGTATATTAGGACTATTTCTATTGGACATTTGAGAAGATTGAGAAATATGAGACGTAAGTCCAAAGCCCTCGTAATGCGCAGGTCAAGGGTTCAA